TGAGGCAGAAATTAAAAAAGCCAAGGCTCAGAAGATGGTGGCCTTTGCTAACGGACTTACTTAAGGGGGCATAAGTATGAATTACTATGAACAAGGAACGGGCTATTCCGAAGATGGCTTGATAGGCGGTCACGAGGTCGCCGCAATCGTTCACAATGTCAAAGTGAGTTCGGAAGTGGTGCGCGGACATTTAATCTGCGAAGATTCAAGCGGCGCATGGGCACCGGTAACGGTCAATGACGATGCGTCGAAACCCTTAGCAATCGCGACGACTGACTTTGAGCCTTCAGAGGATAACGACATCACGCCAGCTTATGTCAGCGGGATTTTCAATGCTGAAAAAGTTTTTGTAGGAACAGACGCGCCATATGCCTCACTAGGGAAGCCGGCGACTGTGCTCATCGGCGACGAGATAGACTACGAGACTTTTAAGCAAGCGTTGCGCGTGCAAGGGATATGGCTAAGTTCACTCAAGGACTATTAGGAGCTTAGCGGCGTCGAGTTGCGGTAGGAAGGGACTGTTATGAATGCGCAGGACTCTAAGTCGCCAGTGATACCAATTTTGATTGAGGAGTTAAAGCCCAAGACATAAACAGTCGCTACCTTAGGTTCGGTAGGCTCGGCGGCAGGCATATCCTCGCGAATGAAGAAACCTTGCTCGTCGACTTTGGGCAAGACAACGCTTGTGACCCAGTGACGATACTCTTTGGCAAGCGGCAGTTGCGAATCAAGCACGAGGGAATTGTCGACGTGATTGCGTACTGCCTCTGAAGTGTTCTTATAGCCGAGCGAGTTAGCAACGTCTTTACCGACGAAGTAAGGCACGCCGTCGACGATGAGGACACGCAGCTTGCCGAAGTGGGAATGCTCGAAGACCTGCGGGGTTTGATTTTGGTTTTCCATTGATAAAACGTCTTTCCTTGACAGTGAGGCGCGGGACGTGTATAATCTGCAAACAGAACATCCCGACGCGCTCGCGTCGCTTTGATAGATTTGGTTAGGGAACTTAAACAAGTTCCGCGAAAAGAATATCACGCGAGCTAAGGATTGTCAAGGACACTCTGACGGCTCGGTGATGTTCTTTTCTTTTGCCTTCGGGCTTTTTTTATTTCAAGGAGATGATAACATGAACCCATTCAGTATTACAGAGACGATAGAGCTGCTACCTGTCGTGGAAGACATCAAGTCGCCGAGCAGTTACCTAAGCAATATATTTTTCAAGGAGCATGTGCAGACATATTCCGATGTCTTAGCAGTTGAGTACACCAAGAGCCATCGGCGATTAGCTCCATACGTGAGCGAAGGCTCAAAGGGCGTGAATATGAGACGTGACGCATCGCAGGTCGCAATGTATAGGGCACCCTTAATCGGTGGACGACGGACATTATCGGCGGCGGAGATAAGTCAACGCATTTTGGGCGAACAACCAATTTTTTCAAAGCTGACGCCGGCGGACCGGGCTTTACAAATTCAAGCTAACGACATGCGCGACCTAAAAAATATGGTAGTGAATAAGCAAGAGAAGATGGCGGCGGAACTTTTGACGACGGGCAAGTTAAAGATAAGGGCGTTTGCTGATGATGGAAAGATTGTTGAGGAGCCTGAAATAATTTTCGATGAAGATTACGTAGCGACTGCGACGGTTACATGGGATAATTCATCGGCGACGATTTACGAGGACATCAAATCGGTTTGCGACTACATAGCCGAAGAAGCCGGAGCCTTACCGGACGTGATGATCTGCGGGGCGAACATTGAACGCTACCTGCTCAACAACGCCGAGATATATAAATGGCTCTCAATCCTAAACGCGGACAACTTGAAGATGATGAGTTTCGCGCCACGTTTTGATAGTCCACAATCCCGCTACATTGGCACGATTAATTCGTTAGGGTTAGAGGTTCGGACGTATCAAGCGACGTACATAGACGACATAAGCGGGCAAGTGATGCCGTTCATCCCGGCGGACACGTGCATAATCGGCATAAGCGGCAGCGGAAAATATTTATTCGGACGTGTTGACGTGCTCAAAGGCGGCGCGTTCCAATCCTACGCAAGCGAAATAGTACCCTACACGAGCTATTCTGAGGAGAATCAAACGGCGTCGATAACGTTGCTGAGTCGTTGCTTACCGGTGCCAAATGTGGTTGAATCAGTTCGTTGCTTGAAGGTTAAATGAGGTGATAAAAATGGAAGTGACAGCGAAAAGGTCAGTGGTATATCGTGGGAAATTGTATCGAGCAGGTGACGTAGTGGACGTTGACCGCGCAGATATAAATCACCCTGTTTGGCGATTAGACCCGACGTTGATACCAGACCAAGTAGACGAGCCGACGGAGCCGACGAAGTTACCGCCGCTGAAGACGAAATGACCTTCAAGGACGACCTGCGCGAAGACTTAGCGACGTTCGTAGCCTGTGATGAATTCGGGGAAGTCTTAGACGTTGACGGGGTAATATGCAAGGCGCAGTTGATGACGCATTCGGCGAACAAGTCAGCGCGGCAAACAGAGACCTATGACAAACTCAACGGCGACTTCAGCGAACTCTACTTGATGACGGCTCCTTATGTTGCTAAGCATGGGAAAATTCCTGAACGTGGGGATTGGTTGTTCGTTAATGGGAAGCGGTACACGGTTGAACGTAGCGAAGACGAATTAGGTCTGCTGCACATTGAGCTATCAAGTTATCGGGCGACAAATCCTCGACGAGGTGATCAGCGATGTTAATCACGATAAGACCTCACGGCGTCGAAGAGGCTACGAGGGCATTAGACATCAAAGTACGTGGGAAAGTGACGCAAGCAATACGGGAAGCAATCCGCGCAGGCAAAGTTGAAGGTAAGAGCTTAACCGACGCGCGTTATGTCCGCAAGATAAGTCCGCTTGGGAAAATTGCGACGCGAACGAGTGGATTGCGTGGTGAAATAAAAATCACCGGCGCACGGAATTTAATCAAGCACTTCAAACTTTCACCAGCAACGAGACCTCCACATAGACCACCCGGCGGTTTAAGGGTACAAATCCTGCGCGGAGGCGGCGGACAATTACCCCATGCGTTTGTTAATCGACGTGGGGTAGTGTTCGAGAATATCGGCGGTCGAAGTTTGCGGCACTTATCGACGGTGAGTTTGCCTGGCGCATGGGAAGTAGTCGGCTCCAAAGTCGAAGCGGCTTTACTTGAACACATAGAAAAAAATATGGAGGCGGTTTTATGAGTTACGGCGAGCAAGTGGCATGGACGGCAAGGTGTTTGGATAATCCGGAAGCGGCACGAGTCGCCCTCGATAGCGTGAAATGTTTTATTAAGGACTTCGACGAGGTTTATCAAAGCAATAGACCTTGCGAGACGGCGGCTAAGGATTTTTATAATGCGATGGTCGCCAATTACGTTACTGAATTTGGTTTTGATATAAGGAGAGATTAAAATGTTTGGAAAGATTAAGTTAGCGCAGTTCAATTCGATAGCGATGCCGCAAAAGGCGCAAAGTGCATGGGATGGCGTGGGCTTTGATGAGATAGTTGGCGCGGAATATAAACCGGTGCTCTTCATCGGCGAACAGCAAGTACAAGGAATTAATTACGTCTACTATGCAGAACAACGCCTGCTTGATTCTGGGACAAGTCGTCGCTTAGTCCGATTGGTCATCAGTGAATATGCTGGGCAATATGAACTGCTCAAAGAATCGATTGAGGTATTGGAGAGTTGACGCCGGCGCATTTGATAGAGGAGTTAGCCGCCGCGATTCGTGAGGCATTGTCGGAAGTGAAGATGCCATTGGAATACATGAAAGAGGCGGCTGACTTCGTAGCGGTCAATGTCTTCTGCAATTACTTACCGGAAAATTTATTCGAGAACACAAGTTATTATCCGTGTGTGGTAGTGGAATTGGTCGGGGTTGAGGACGATTTGAAGACTGATTCGACGATTGAAGTTGCGCTGAGCATAGGAACGTTCGCCCTTGAAGACGACGGTTGGAAGGACGCTTGGCATATCCTCGAATTAATCCGCAATCGTCTACTAAGTCGCAGGGTCTTAGCAAAAAAATTCCGGCTAAAGGAAATGAAGTGGGAAGCACCGACTGAACAGCCTAGAGAATTTTATTTCCTGCTGGGCGAATTAAAATACGCCGCTTACTTGACGCAAGAGGCGTTTGTCTGTTAAGATTGGTTTGTAAATAATTGTTCGTCATTGATTATTATCTAACCGCTTCGACGGTTATTTTTTTTTAGAAAAGGTCATGACCGACGAGGAGATTAGCGGCATGGGTTAAGATTTTGTCTTTAGTTGCAGCGTCTTGAAAATCGGCGTGATAATTCGTCACGCCCCCTTTCATGAACGCTTCGTTGAAGTGGGCGTTTTTTACTTCCCGCTTAAGGATGTGCAAAGCTTCGCCTTCGACGTTGAAGAAGTGAACGTTCTGGGCGAATTCGGTTTTGTGACCACGATAAAGCGAGCGGAGCTGTTCGCTAGAGCAATTCAGCCCCATAGCTACCTGCTTATACGTGAGCACCAGTTGTCCTTGATACTCGATACGGATTAAGTTTTGTGCAGTATAACATAGCATTTTTCAGAACGTCAATTTTTTTATAACGAGGTGAAGACAATGAGTGACAGTTATCAACGCGGAATTTATATTCAAGAGGTAGACACGGCATTAACGCCGATGACGGTAGTTAGCAATCCTTGCGTTGTGATAGGGACGGCTCTCAAGGGCAAGGTCAATGTGCCGGTACTCTGTCAAACGTACGGGGAGTTCGTTGACGAATTCGGATTCAGTGGCGACTTCGATAGTTATACTCTTGAGGAAGCCGCGCAGGTTTTTTTTAACGTGTACAATGTGCGCCCGCTAATTTGTGTGAACGTGTTGGATTTGACGCGCCATAAGAAGACGACGACCAAGAGTTTAACGACGACGCTCACGCCCTTAGAACTCAGCGGCGGAATAATTTTAAGCTCAGTAGTAGTGAAGTCGGGGACGGCGACCTTGACGCTGGGCACTGATTATAAACTTGAACAGCTCAATGCGACGGTGACGATAACAATTCTAAGCACAAGCAAAATCGTCGACGACACGATAAGCGTAGAATATCAAGAGGCGGACGCGTCGAAGGTGACTAAGGCAGATATAATCGGTTCGGATGCCTACGGAGTGGAGACGGGTCTTTATTGCCTTGAAAATGTTTTCCCGAAGCTGGGGATGATACCAAGCATAGTGCTCTGCCCGAAGTGGTCAACTGACTCGGAGATAGCGTTGGCGATGGCGGCGCGTTGTCGAGAGATTAACGGCGTGTTTAAGGCTTTGGCATTGGCTGACCTTGATTTGAAGACGACGATGCATGTTAAGGAAAATCCGACGGCTGACCTGCTCATCGGCGACAAAGGGATAGCGCGTTCAAATTTATTGGCGGACGAAGTAGGCACGTCGAATACGAATTACCAAGACCTCTACGCATACAAGACGGCGAACTCCTTGCAGGATGAATTCTTAGCGTTATTCTGGCTCAAGGTCAAAGTGGGCGACAAGTTGCATTGGCTATCAACTCATGCGGCGGCATTAATGAACTTAGTCGACTCCGGCAATAATGACCTGCCGTTTGAGAGTCCGTCGAACAAAGCGTTAAAGATAAGTGGTTCGTTCACATCCGACGGCACGGAGATAACTTTATCGAAACCAAAGGCGAATACTCTAAGCGGCTGGGGAATTATTACGGCTCTTAACTGGTCGGGCTGGCGTTTATGGGGCAATCGCATTTCAGTCTATCCGAATTCAGATGATCCAAAAGACTCATGGCTACCTGTTCGACGCATGTTTAATTATTTGTCGGGAGTGTTAGCAGTCAACTACTTCAGCAAGATAGACGCGCCGATAAGGAAACGCCTAGTTGAGCAAGTCGTCGACGAGGTTCAGAAGTACTTAGACGGCTTGGCAGCTTATGGAGCAATCCTTCGTGGCAGTCGTATCGCTTTCTTGGAAGAAGAAAATTCCGTACAGAATCTTAACGATGGTAAAGCCGTCTTCCATTTGTACATCGGGGCACTCGTTCCGGCTAGGGTTATCGAATTTAGACTTGAATTTGATACGGCT